TTCAGTACCCTCGAAAGTTACTGTTATACCTGTTGAATATTCTTGTTCTTCTCCCACATCATCTATCTGTGAATCTTGATAAATATCTGTTACTTCATCTTCTGTTAGTTGTCTGTCGCTTTTAATAGTCCACGATCTAACATCAACAGTTTGTTCACTTGCCTCATATATGTATTGTTTGCTCATTTTTTCCTCTCTTTTGTTAAATATTCTATCCCAATTACTTTGCACTTTTTCTTCTGGTACTTGCGATTTTCTTCTTGTATCTCCTTTACCCATGTCTACTCCAATATCTTAAACATTTATCAAAGTAGTCTTGTATATTTTTTGGTTTTTCTGGCTCTTTTGAATTTTCATATTTCAGAGCATTGTCGCTAAATTCCTTTAACTGTTCTAATACTTCCTCTTTAGTAAACTCTCTAGCTTTTACTTCATGATCGTTGTTTTCTACACATCTAGCACCATGACCAAATGCAATTTCAAAAACCTCTTTTATAAATTCTTCGTTAGTCATCTACTTATCCTCTCTTTAGTTTCTATCTGTATTATGTGTTTATTTGCACAATCCATACAAAACCAATCTTCGAGCATTATGTTTGGGTTTTTTTCCTGCCATTCCTCTATTCTTTCATCTGAACATTCTAAAATTTCTAAAATATTTAGCATACCATTGTCATAATCGAATGTTTTACCACATACATTACACTCTCTCTGATCTTCACTTAGCTTATTTACACTCATTCACTTATCCCTCTTTAGTTTCTAAATGATGAACACGACTACCACTTTCGCTAAATAAGTATCCCTCATGTTCACAATACTCTTGTATTTCTATGTCTCTCATGTCACCTATATAATCACATTTAGCAATAAGTCTTCCATTTTCATCTTCATCTTCATAGTCATATGGTGTTTCGTTTAACCAACACTTAACCTCTATTTTTGCATCTTCATTTAGCTCATTATATTGATATGCTTTTATTTTAATTATTTCCATGTTTATCCTCTTAAGTAATTTGTTCAATATATACTTTTGAGCTATCTTCATCTTCTACATCTAATTCAATATCAGTATCATCAATATCAGACTGATATAAACATAACTTTACTTGCTTATCACCTACTGTTAGTAGATATGTGTGTGTTATTTCCATTTATTTATCCTCTCTGGCAGATAGGTTTGGGTGTATTCTGCATACTGATCGCCCAATTAGTTTGTATGCTATTACCTATCTACCTTTATAACATCTCTGTTTAGTTACCCTCTAACTAAACTATAACTATTATTACAGTATCATATATCTGATGCAAGTATTTTTTCCACTTCAGCATCAATCTTCTTCTTTTGAGAATCGGTCAAGGATAAGTAACTGAGTTTACCCCTCAAATTTTGAAATTTTGATCTTCTGCGACAAGCACTCAAATTTTTTTCATAATATCGTTTCTTGTGTTCCTTTATCCTTTGTGGATTTTTTTGAGCCCATGATTGTTTTTTTTCCATATTTCTCTCCTAAAATGGTACATCTGTTTTGTCGTTAAATATTGCTTCAATATCATCAATATTTTTCTTATCTTGGCTACCTAGCTTGTCTTTTGGATTGTATGTATTTACTTCTCCATAGAGTTTGCTTGGATTACTGCTCGATCTTTTAACATCTACATTTATCCATTCATCTGGATTGCCTAGCTCCTTTTTTAGCCATACTGCTAACTGTTTCTTGTTAATTCCGATTCTCATTTCAATAAAATCTTTGTCTGATTCATTAAAATACAAACCCTCGCTAAACTTCTTATCTTTTTTTTCTACCATTATTCATCTCCATAGATTAATTTAATATCATAGTCGCCTGTGTACTTCTCTGGCTTATCTCTAAGTTCTCCACCTAGAAGTGCCATAGAATATTCTTCTAAGAGACTGAGCATAAAGATTTCAAACTCTACATTTCGCTTAAATTCCCATACTCTAGTGCCATTTAAAGACCAAGAGACTAAGTGTGTCTTGTTAATTTCCACCCCTAAACTGTTTAAAATGTACTGTTGTAGGTAGATTTGTGGATAATATCTTGTGATTTCTTTAGAGGTATATGGTCTTTCCCCTAGTTTTCCACATTTTATTTCCAACAAAGTATCGCCTGAGATTCCATCTGGAGTACAGCTTAAATCAACGACTGTGTCTCCCTTTAGGTTTAGGAAATTTTCAATTACATAGTTCTTTTGGTTATCTAGTATATCTTGTGGCATTTTCTTGTTCATGAGAATCCACTTGGCTACACCAGATTTTTCATGTTTATTGCCAAAATCGACATACTTCTGTAGAAATGAATCTATTGGCTCGACAACACCATTTAAGTCGTTTTCAAGCATTTTAGATCGCTTAGTATACAAACCAAAGCAATAGTTCATAGCTGATGAGCTACGAAGATTGTAACGCTTGACCGAGTTCGATTTCATCTGTGCTGTCATTTACCTCTCCATTTTTGATTGCTTTTTCTACTGCTTTTGCCTTATCTTTTGAATCAGCTATCTTTTTAATAGCTTTATCTTTGATTTCTGGCTCAACACCCTCTGGTCTAGTCTCTCCATTCTTAAATATCTGGATACCCAAACCAAAACCAAGAGCAAAACACTTCATTAATGCTCTCATTTTCGCACTATTCATATCGAAACAGCTTGGGTTAGGTATTGGCTTGTTGGCGTAGTTAGTAACAGGATACCAAACTTCTTTGTATAGATTATCAATAGTAACCTTACAATAGATTTCTACTGTACCATCTTCAAAGGTTTTTGGTATACCCCAAGTAACGTGCCATTGTGGGTAATGCTCGTTCATGATAGCTATACCATGAGCATTGGCTAGATAAGTAAAACCATTCTTTACTTCAGTTTTACCTGTTAGATCAATTACAGAAAGAGTATCGTATACCTCTTTATATGTAAGTTCTTTCATTGTTTATTCTCCATTTACTATATACGAATATATTAGCATATGAGTTGATATAATCAACATATATGATAGTATTATTATCAGTAAGTGGTTTTATTTAGGTTTGTAATAAAAACAAACAAAAACAAAACAAAGAAACAAGTAATTAAATACTTGTAAAGAAAAAATTAAATTAATATCACGAAAAGAGAGGAAAGTACAATGGAAAATGATGATTTAACAAGATTCTATCAAATGATGGATAATTTATACCCAAATCAACCCAAATTAAACAAAGATCAGAAAAGGTTTTGGTACTTGGCTTTCAAAGAATATGACATAGAAAGTCTAGTCAGATGTCTACATGAACACACTAAAAATGTTGAACGTGGCAGATGGAGACCAGAGATATCAGATATCATGAAGTATTTATCGCAGGATAATTCACAATTAGAAGAAACTTGGCAGAAATTCTTTGACAGAAAGACTGTTGATGATAAATTAGCAGTAGAAATATATGAAAGAATGGGTGGGTTATCCTTGAATCGCTTAACTTCTAAGGAATTAGAGTTTAAAAAGAGAACATTTATTGATCTGTATATGAATAGGAAATCACTAGAAAAGATACAAAATCTACCACCTACAGCTAAGAAAACACTATTGGAGAAGAAATAATGATAACTAAAAACGACATAAACGAAAAAGATATGATTGATGCTATCAATGAAATCGAAGTTTTATATCGAGTACATAAAGATTATGTATATAGAAATGATACTGATATGCAAGAAGATGTAATGATTGGAGTTGTAGAGGGAAAAAAAGAAATGTTAGCTGATATTAAGGTAATTTTAGATACACTTGAAAAAAAGAAATATAAAAAACCAGAGATAGTTAAATGATTAGATTACATGATACTGAGCTAGAACAAGCTATTATAGAACTTAGAGAAAAAGGTAAAGAACTTGGCATTGCTGAGGGCGAATATGAGTATCTTGTGGCTATGCAAAAGACTACCAAAGCTACTGTATTTCTGGAAACCAAACAACAAGGATTAACAATTAAAGAGAGAGAAGCTATTGCTGAAACACACAAAGATGTAGTCAAATACATTCCTTTGATTAAAGAACAAAAGCAAAAATATATAGCACTTAGACACACGATTTCGAGCATTTTGGAAAGCTGTAACTTGTTTAGAACAAAGTCAGCAAATCTAAGAGGTGAGAAAAAACTCTATGGAGAGTTAGGTTAATTAATATTGGAGACTAAAATGAAAACAAAAGCTGAAATAACTAAAGAAAGTAATGAGCTAAGAAGTATGTTAGCTAAATCTGAAGCAGAGAAAATGTATCTAAATGAATTAATAGATTACATAAAAAAACTTGAACTAAAAGTTGTTAAAGAAGTAGCTGACAATTCAGAAGATGCTGTACATGATGCTCGTGAATATCAAAGTGGGTGTTTCCCTTACGAAAATGCTGTATCACAGTATGATTTAATCAAGTCAATTATGGAAAAAGTTAGATATTATGAAGATGTAATCAATGGGAAAATATCTGGATTTGAACATAGAGCAAACTCTATCAGGGAAAAAACAGGACAATATCCTGATTGGTGGAAAGCTGAACTAAAGAAAAAACAAGGTTAATAAACAATAGGAGAGGGTATGAATATACTAAAATATAAAGACATAGTTTTTGAATTACTGAGTTCCTCCCCTATGACTAGAGATAACGACACGTTGTTGATATCTCTGGTCTGGGATGTGCAACTCAAACAAAAAGACTATGTAGGATCGAGGGATTTTCTTGATGTTATGCGACTTGGATATCTTGCTAAACCTGAATCGGTTACAAGAGCCAGAAGAAAGATACAAGAAGATAATCCTTTACTTAGAGGTAAAACACACGGTAAAAGACAGGAAGAACAGTCAAATGTTCTAAATCAATTAAATCAATGGGAGGAAAACAATGAGTATAGATGAGTTAAGAGGAATGGCGAAAGCATTTAAACATGTAAAGTCATATTGTGAAAAGCTAGACAAAACAGGTAGTCAAGAGGGAACTGTTTATGAAACTATGCATGTAGTATTAGATGGTGTTATATCGCATTGCAATATATCTATTGAACATGTTGAAGAAAGCATAGATGGTGAGATGGAAAGAATGTATCAAATGATGGAGGGTAAAAAAGATGATAGACAAGATCACAGAGATTTGTAATCAACTACCTGATGTAGTTAAAGCAGTTATATTTGTATCAGCTATTAGTATCTTTTGGTCATTGGTGCTCTAGTGTATCGAAACAAAAAACTATTAGAACTGATGAGAGAACTAGACTGTCAGCATTGTGGTGCGAGTGATGGAACTGTATGTGCCTGTCACTCAAACCAATCTAAGCATGGCAAGGGAATGGGTTTAAAAGCACCTGATTCCCTTGTTGTTGCTCTTTGCCACAGGTGTCATTATGAAATGGATAATGGCAAGAATTTAAGCAAACAAGAACGTAGAGACATGTGGACTGAAGCATATGTCAAAACAATGAGAACATTAATTGAAAGTGAGAGGTTAATTATTAATGATAAAAATTGAGAAAAATATACCGATAGTAAACAATGGTAGACCTTGTAAGTATAAAGAATATGTTGATGCTTTCTTGGATATGGATAAGGGAGATTCATTTGTAGTAGACAACTACAAGATCGTTAATTCTGTTAGAAAACAGGCATGGAAGAAAAAGGTTGCACTAAGTTTTAGAAAATTATCAACCGATAGATACAGAATTTGGAGAATATAATGGGTTGGTTTTTAACACGACTCGATGCTAAAGCATTTGATTTAGAATGTAAAAACATAGATGGAACTAAGAGATGGTCTGATGAAGACGTTAGGATACTGTACAAAATAGAGGATGCAGAGCCAAAATCTAATGGAATTGGCGAAACTCACTTCCCTTGGGGTTTGAATCCTAATCTACAATGCTATATGATAGAGCAATACAAACTACATGGTGATGACTATTTGAAATCAATAGGCACAAGGGTAGAACAAGAGAGGAAAAAGATAGGTAAGAAACGTGAAAGCTGATCTACTATCACTTCTGACTGCAAAGTCTATGAACTATGAACTCTCTAGTGGTAATCACGATGCAATAACATCTGAAGATATTGCTCACTTTTTAGGAACTAGGGGATTGGATAACAGGGAATACGATTTTCTCATGGCGAAATACACAGACAACAACTATGCTAGATCATTGGTATTCGATGATATCTACGAGGAAGTTTGCGATATATTCTTCAAACACATAAACCCAAAAGAAATAAGAGGGGATAAATATCTAATTAGAAACTTTATCAACTTATCATTGAGAGAAGTCATTATGACTGTATGCCCTTTCTGTCAAGGCAGAGGTGTTGTCAAATCTAAGAACAGTATAGACAAGTGCTATCATTGTGAGGGTACAGGACAATTCATTTATGATGATGATAATCGCCCAGAGTTTTTAGGTATGGATAAAAAAGATTATATGGAATTTAAAAGACCTTACATGGAAACATTAGAGTTTGTAAAAAACATTGAAATTAATGCTCTAGCTAAAATAGGGGATGAATAAACTAAAATGGACTAGCTCACTCATCCTCTCTTGTGGGTTAGTCTTAACATCTTTTAATTACTATCCAATGAATCTTTATGTGCAGTTTTTAGGTGTGCTTGGTTGGTTGGTTGTCGGAATCAAAACTAAAGATCATCCGATTTCTTTTGTGAATGGGGTTGGATTGGCAATTTTAGGTTCTGGTATCATATATAGCCAAAACTTGTAAAAAAAGTAGCCCTATAATCGCCATAATCCAATTTAAATGAGGTGTCTGGTACGATTATAACCCACTAATGTGTAAGTCTATTCTCGTCCATCTCAGAGCCATTATCAGGGGTGTCGCCTGATTCATCCTCTGTATTGTCCTGAATCATAGCTAATTTAGGTTTTAGAGCAGGAATCTTGCTAACTAGACCTTGTAGTTCTTCAATTAACTCAGCATCACTCTTTTGTGTAGCTTTATCTACATTCAGATTTATATTCTGAGAACTAAAACCACCCATCTCTAAAACTAATTTTGCTGTATTGAGTCTAACTGCATCTTGTTCTGATCTAAGTAAGTCTTGTAGGACTGTAATAGCTAGTCCAGATGTTGATGTGATTCTGTCTTCGTTCTTCTCTCTGATTTCATGAGCATATTTCTTTTTAAGATATGAACCCATTTGTGTTGGATTGGATGTCCATCCTGCTTTCTTAGCTGATTGAGCTGCATTACCTGCTGTCTCACCCTCTAGGTAATATTCTATAAATTTTTGTTCGTCTTCTTTACTTATCTTTCTGGGCATCTACGTTCTCCAATAACCATATCTTTAATTTATTAATTGTCTCTTTAGGTAGAGGTAAGTCTTTTCTATATTTAATCCAAGACTTATCCAATACGAGACTCCCATCTATATCTACTTGTGTATCACTTCCTGAGATGTGACTTACAAGTGTTATAGTTTTGTCGTTTTCTTCTACGACTAATCCGATTGATATACAGTCAGCTAATGTATTTTCTAATTCTTTTATGTTTGTCCACCCTGATGTTGGGGTGATTGCATCTTCCCAATTTATCACTACTAATTTTGGTTTCATTTTTTACTTCTTAGATAGTTAAGATAATCAGCACCCTCTTGTACTTCCCAAAATACTTTGATGAAGTCTGGATGGTCTTCTGTGAGTTCGGTATTAAATACAGCAACAGCACAAGCTGACATCATCTTACATGGAAGATTTAATTGCTTTGCGAAGTTATCGTATTTCTTATACGAGCCAACTTGAACACAATGCATAATCTTATCTGAGTTAGCATCTTTAATAGGTGAATAACCTGATACATGAGTATGACCTGCTATAAGTAAGTGGTCTCTTGCATTGAACAATGCGTGTTTAACAATACCATGAGCTGTATTGTACATGGAATGTCCTCTAAAGTTATGAGAACAGTTTACCTTTATTTCATGTTTAGGTAGTTTGATTTTAAGTCTTGCGTTGTGGTTAGAGTATACAGTCTTTAGAGGTTTACACATCCAAGTAATCGGATCACCCTCCATAGCCCACATATCATGGTTTCCTGCAACGATAAATATATAAGGTGTTGCATTGACTAACCATTCAACTAACTGCCATTGTTGTTCGCCATTAGTTGTTTGGTCTGCCCATAATCCTGCTAACTTACCACGTCTAGCCCAATTATTAGACAAGTCACCAACAGAACAAGCATACATACCATCTGTATCATTGACTATATCTATGTGCTTTCTAAGTGATACCCAATCACAACCATCATCATCAACGTGTGGATCGCCTTGAATATATAAACCAATAGGTTTCTTATCATTTATCTTTATATTAATAAACTTTTCAGATTTTTCTCTGGCTTCTTTTCTTTTAAATACTTCTGTTCTTGCATTGATGAGTTCTTCTGTGGACCAATCAAGATTCTGAGCTTCTTCTAATTCGTAATTCTTTATAACTTCAGGGTTTGATGTTTTCTTATTACAAGTCCTACACTTCCACCTTTTTCTTTGTTTTTCTGAGCCATCTGTTCCTGCTTTAATCAGGTGAGTTGATTTACAATGAGGGCAACATAAAGCATCACCATCTTCATTTCTTTGTATGATACCTACTCTACTGTAGTTACCACCATTATTGTGGATTTGGTTTGTCATTTGTTTTTTTCCTGTTTAATTAGATATTCGAGATACCACTTAGCTTTCTCTAAGTCTTGTATAGGTGTGCCTTTGTAAGGGAATCGGGTAACGTATTTTACGATGTTCCCACGAACATAGTCCATATCCCATGATCTTATGTATTCGATTGTCTCTATACCTTTAGTATAATGACTTGGTCGATTAATAAGGTCTTCTTTCTTCTTCATCAATCTTATCCATAACTTCATCCCAAGTTATTGGTGTACAATTTAAGAACACTATACCACCATATTTATAGTCAAGTCTATTATTTATCCTTGACTTAATGCTGATTTCTGCTTTGGGATCAATCGCATGGATTGCTTTGATGATTTGCATTTCCCTTTTTGTATAGGGAATATTTGCACTCATAGTTATCTCCTATTAGTTTAAGCATATATCCATCTAGTGATGTAATATGACATAACTAATATAAGTATAAATTCTAAGACTGATAGTTCAGGTCTTAGATATTTCGTTCTTACCTTACTTAATAAGAACTTAATTATCTTTATCATCGCATTAAAGGATTACTATTTCTAGCTTTTAAACCCTCTAATTCTGTTCTAAGTATTGATAATTCTTTTTCTAGTGGCGTTATGTCTGGAACTGTTCTGGACTCAACCACCTCTAATCTGTTTAAAATCTGCCCAACTTGAACAAACAAACCACCTAATGTAATAACTAGTCCTAGTATTCCTGCTATTGTCTTGATGTCCATAGTCTGTCCTCGTAAGTTTGATTTGGGTAAATGTTTCTAATATCAACATAGTTACTATTAGTGTATGTACCTA